GTGTCCTGTGCCTCACAAAAAAACGCCCCCCTTTAGAATAATTACATCTACTACAAGCAGCAACTAAATTATCATCACTATCTAGACCACCTAATCTTCTAGGTATCACATGATCTACTGTATCAGCCTCTTGCCCACAATACTGGCAGATGAAAGCATCACGCCTAAGTATTCTCTCTCTAGTCTTACGCCATGTTCTTGTGCCTACTCCACTCTTAGCCATTAGTAATAGCCCTTCTTATTGTGGAATGCAAGCGCATTACATGCAGTTGAGTATCTAGCCTTTATATATATCAATCCCTTATCAATCTGTATAAATGGGTTCTTATCCTTAAGGTTTAATAGCTGCGGGATACCAAAGGCAGAAGATGTTTTGGATTTCGCAGTAGGCGACCATCTACTCTCTTTATACCAAAGATCACTTACACAATAGAACTCTGTGAAGTTATTATCTAATTTAACGAATGTGTATTGTTTGTAAATGTTTATTGATGCACTTGCTGGCTCTAAGGCTATCATTTGGCTCACAAATAAAGATAGCCCAATTAGCGAGCACCTTGCGAGCCATCCCCTACGGGGCTCGCCTTTTCGCCCTTGAAGGCGAATGCTTCTAAAGCGTATCATATGTAATCAAGCACCTTTCAATTTTGAACGGGATCTTGGGAGTGTCGCTACTGTTTGCAAGCCCCACATTTGTTGTAATCCATTTTCCATGAACCACATAATTGGCATCGTTCTACTTGTTTATCCATTATGTCCTCCTCTAATCGAGCACCTTTGCGATAACACTTTTGGCATTCTGCGATAACTACTCCAGGCACTGTATCCCAACCAAATTCAATTTCGAAAATGGTAGGTTTTTTGCACGCATTACATTTCATTACCGCAGCTTCAATCATGGCTTTGCGCCCCATCCACGACCTTTAAAAATCGCTGGAGTTGCCGTAAACACTCTACGCATTTTCGCTCCACATGTTGGGCAAGCAGGAGGATCATGTTCAAATGTTAAATCGAATTCCATGACTACCTCTTCGCCTGGACATTCATAATCATAACTAGGCATGGTGTCCGTAATCAATCCGATTAATAACTCCACATCCAACGCATTTTAATAATCCTTCAACATGCACCATTCTTGGATCGTTGCAAAGTTCGCAACATTCAGATAGCGGCACAATGTCCGGAATTACGCCTTGTTCTGTATATCTAAGCCTTAACCCATCTGGCTTGATTATTTCCATATCACCCATTTGATTTATCCTTATCTTGATCAGGCACATACCACAAACCATTTGCAGTGATTTTCGCCCAAATCGGATCGCATTGATCCTCCTTACGCTTTTCAGTGCAGACATAACCCAAATATGGTTTTCCTGCCTTACTTGTGCCTTCTTTACGCAAACGCTCACCATGTTCGCAGTAATACTTTTCTGCAACCTTTTCAGCATTCAAAGATTTAGCCACATCATCAACTGACCATGCAACTGGTGCTGGATCTTCTAATGTAGGAGCAGTAAATGGCTCATTCTTGATGCTGGTTCGTAAAGCAGTTTCTACTGCAGCTGATCGAGATCCAGGTGATCCATATCTAGGTTTAATATCTTCTTGGTTGCCTTGTGCAACTCTTTGCATTTCAACTTGCGATGGTCTTGCACCTTTTTTGGCATAAATCCAGTTAGCCAACGCACGACCCAGACTAGAACTTTCAGACAACTCGCAAGCAAACTTATTAAAACCTGAACTGGTTTTCGTTTCACTCGCCCAACCAGTCGATACTGGAAACTTATCAGCCTCAGTTCGATAAAGGCGAGCCACAAAAACATATTCATCAGCGGGAGCGTTAGGTGCAACAACCCTTTCCGTTTCAATTCTGCCATCTGGGTTGTCCTTCCAGAATTTTGCCAATCTTTCTTCAACTGTTTCATAATCCTCCAGATTAAAAGCCATAATCTAATTCCTGCTTTCCTTGTCGATATTCCTGTTGGGAACGAATGTCCCAAGTAGTCCCATCATGCCAAGCCTCCACATAGTGTCGGCATTTGTCGCAATAGGTTCTTTGTGTGCCATTTTGGCTTGTCGAGATCCAAGTCGCTGGATTTTGACCTTTGATAGTATGCGCTCCATATTGCGCTTTGCAGTAATCACACCAAATGCTCCGATTAGAATTTTTCGTAATCATCGCTCAGCTGCGCTTCGAGGACATCTTCGTAGAACCCAAAGTATGCAACCGCATCTGCAACACTGTCGTGATGTGATGGCGTTTCAACCAGACGAGCGATCTTGAGCCCGACCATGCAAAGAACAACCTGGTGTGCAGTAATTGGCATGTCGAGAATTCCTGACCAGATGTCTGCAATTCGTTTGTGGTTTGTGTATGGAGATCCATAAATTCGACCACGATCTTGTGTGAGTATTGTGGCTTCTGCAAATAAAGCATCACGATTAGCGGACATTTTTCTGAACCACTTTCATGCCTTGTTCATATCCAGCACGCCATGCTTCATCTGTTTTCTTATTTATACGATCTTCACGCCAAGCAAGAAAACTGTAAATAACCACGAATGAAATCATGGCAATAGCAGCTACTTGGATGTCTGTTAAGTTTTCCATTTTGCTCCCGATCTCAGGCGTTTGCCTGTTGGGATTAGTGTGTCCTAAATCAGCGACATTCTCGATAATGTGATAGGCGTGTTAGATAACAATACTGTTATCAATAACATCAATCGCTTCATCAATTGTTCGTGGTTTGTAATCTGTTTCCCTAGACATAAGATCGACCTAAAGCGTTAAATGATCCATCTTTGTTAATTGGAATCATGTGTGGGGTCATGTTTTTACCATCCCAATCTAGGATTACGATACCCATCGCCCAGTTTGCGATGCCTTTTGTGTATGAGGCTTTTTTCTTATCCATGAGGTTGCCTGTTTCTATGCCCCAAATTGTCCTGTAATTGCCTCCTACGCCCTCTGTGAAGGCACTTAGCCCTAACTTATGGGTATGACCGCAAACTACGCTCTTTCCCGCCTTTTTGGCAAGATTTAGGGCAGTTATGCCAGGATTAGGGTTAGCGTTGCCTTCATCGCCATGAGCCAAGATCCAACCCTTTTCAAATTCGTAAAATGTTTTGTGGAATTGAATGCCCATCGTGGCGAAGTCCATGAATTTGTCGTATTGCAACTCTGGAAGGCTGATCAATCCTGGAACTTTTAATAAAGTGTTATATAGGCGATCAGTGTGATTACTGCGGACAATATGAGCCTCTCTAGCATGCTCGGTGAGATCCCAAAGAATTTGCTGAGTTTGCTCACGATCACGATGCAAAGTTTGCTCATAAGCCAAAGGTGTTTTTTCAGCCCATCTAGAAATGGTTTGAAAATCAATTTCATCGCCAACGCAAAGGACACTATCGAACTTCTCCCGCCTGGCTAGTTTAATCACATTCTTGGTTGCGACCTCATGATGGTAAGGAATTTGGAGGTCTGAAATCACAAGGTAGCGCTTAATCTAAATCCTCTTCATCATCAGTTGGATCAATCGATGGAATGATCCCTCCGTCCCCGACAATCCAATCAGGGAGGATTTTTTCCTGCATCATCCAAAATGCCATAGTTTCACTGAACCCAGCCTTTTTAGCTGCTTTGTATGCTTCATGCAAGGTTATGTAGAACTCATCCATTTTGGTTAATGGTTCTGGCGATTTACGAATAACCCGCTTTTTCGCAATCTTCTTGCGTTTAGCAGGTTGCTTCTTGCGTGTATTCGCCATAATTAAATTATCGCTCTAAGAGAATGTTATAAATCTCATCGACACGCTCATTTAGGCGTTTAATTTCTGCCATTAAATGAGAGATTACATAAGCAGCTAGTGAGCCGATAACTCCTACTGTTGCAAAGTAAAGCGTGAAAAAATCTGCTTGGCTCATAGTTTTTCAGTAATTCCAAAATCGTTTTCTTTGATGTCTAAAGCCTTGATTAAAGGTGCAACTAAAGCACCGAGCAAAACTGCATATTGAGGTTGCATATCGCCAGCAATAGATAATCCGATTGTTAGGGCTGATGCTGCTACTGCTCGCAAATAAGATTTAATTGCTGCTTTGTTTTTCTTGCTTAGTTTCATAACTTACCTCCGAGTAGTGGGATGTCGAAAAATGACCCATCCTGATCTCCCGCAGGGCTAAAAGTAAAATGGATGTGGTGCTGATGTGGGTTCACGCCTGTGTAAGCACGCCATTTCCAATTACCTTTAGCAGAACAAATTTTACCATTATGAATGATGTATTCAATGCGTTTCTTAGCATCTGACTTGGCAAAAATGCGGCATTGTTCAGCCAGGTCAATTGAGATGGATTTAGTTAAACGCAAATCAGCATCAATATCTAAGCCACGAACAACACCAGTTTTAGGATCTGGGTTGTGTGAACTAGGTTTCAATGCATGCCTTGCATCTCCTAAAGTTCCATCTGATCGTCTATCACGATCTGGAAAATTATCATCTACCTGCTCACGAAACTGAACGGCAGACTTACTCAGCCACCAATTCATTTAGGCTAAAAGTAATGCAGCTTCTTCGGCAGTGATGCCTAATTTGGCAAGTAGTTCAGCCTTTGCTTCAGCCTTAGCAGCATCCTCAGCCTCTTTAGCTGCCTTGTCTACTTCTGCCTTTGCTCGGTCTGCTTCTAACTGCGCTATTTCTTCATCAGTTAGTTCAACCTCAATCTGCTCTTTTGTTTCGCAGTTTATTACGAGTTTTGTTAGTTTGTTTGGCATGGCTCTCCTTTATGAGTTTTTAATTCCGTATAAATACGCTGATGATCCTGTTAAAAAGTTTGAACCTGAATAGGGTTGCAATTTAACACTGGTAATTGCTGCGGTATTTGACCACATATTGCTTGCAATTCTCATATAAGCAGAAGATGCATTGGTTTCGTTTACTGTTTCAATACTTAGGGATTTATAATTTGAACTAGAAAAATTTGGAATATAAATTGACCCAGATGCAAATGAATTGCTAGTGGCAGTATCTCCATTAATAATTCCGATGATTTTGTCTGCTGGATCTGAAGTAAACACATCGCTTCCAGCTGCTGAACCATTTCCACCCACTGCAATATATTTATAACCTGTCGTGTTTGAATTGAAAGTTATTTTCAAATTATCAAAATAATTGCCATTATCTGATCTTAATGAAATCATGAGCAATAGATCAGTATAGGTTGTGCTATATGATCCCAAACCAGTAAATTCTATACTTGCCTGGCTGGATGATAAAATTGCTTTATCAATAATTTTATAAGTGCTTGCCATTATGCCGCCTTAATTCCGTAAAGAGTAAACATCGATCCAACGGCAAATGTTGAACTATCTGTGGAAATGCTTATTGAAGTGATGGCATTTGTATTACGCCATAAAGCAACTCTCGCAGCTGTTTCTGATCCCGCATCGTTATATCTGACCAATACTGTTTTATATACATTTGTGTTGGCGTAGTTTTGAAAATTCATAATAAATGTTTGAACACTGCCTGAAGCGGGTGTGTTTGCATTTATGTAAAGAACATTTGCTCCAGTAGTTCTTCCGGATGAGGCACTTGATCCATTACCCACTAATCTTGTTTGACTATACAAACCACTTGAACCATCGCCATTTACATACCACTTATAGTCTAAAGATCCAGATAGTTTAGGATTACCAATTAAAACTAAATCCGTATAGGTTGATGGAATGCTGGAAAATGTGATTATATCGGTTGCGCTTGCAAGTGTTGTTGTTGCTATCGGTTCATAAGTCGCTGCCATGTTAATCCTTTATTCCGTATAGGGCAAAATGAGAGTATTGGGCTATATTCACACCACTAATGCTAAATGTTAATGAAGTAATAGCATTTGTATTAACTGCATATAAGTTAGAATAAAGCACTAATTCACCTGCGCCATTGGTATCAACTCCGCTTAAAGTGCGAATTGTTTTATTTTTTGTAGTGCTAGAAAACTCTAAAATATCAATAACTGCGCCAGCAAATACGCTTGTATATCCTGAAGTAGGCACATTTATTACTGAGTTTGTGCCACCAACACCTGCAAGCGCAGATGAACCATTTGCATATAAATAATGATTTTTGGTTAAATTATTACTATTGATAGTCATGTTTACTACATCAAATGAACTGCCTGAGTTTGCAGATTTAACTAATGCTCTTACCTGTAAATGTTTATAACTTGCCCACGCTCCGCCATCTGTGAAAGTAATAGACGAAGTTCCACCAGAACCAACTGTGGTCGTAGCAATACTCTCATAAGAACCACCAGCAACCGCTCCCGATGATGCAAGAATTCCTAAGATTGGATTAAACAAGTTTACCGACCACTACCCAACTATTTGCTGCGATCTTGATGCAGGATGCTGCTCCGTATTGATTAACTGTTGGCGCAGCTGATGTTGCTCCTGCGGATACGATTGTGGTTGTTCCAGATGAGGTTGCGCTGATTGTGCAAGCACCTGCACCCTTGCAATAAACATTTAATACTGTTCCAGTTGGGAATGCCACTGAAGCATCTGTTGGGATCTTAAATGCGTTTGCAGATGCGTTATCCATTGTGATGATCTTGTTTAAGCCATCAGATAGAACGGCAGTGTAAGTCGTGCCTGTCTGAGCATTTACTGATAATCCAGCGAAGGAAGTATCAATTGCTCCTGCTAATGTTCGGATAGCAAGTGCGCCATCTTTGACTAGGTCAGTATCATTCGGGGTTGTCCACCCAAAATTGGTTGTTGTTGCCATATTACGCTATTACTCCTATCGCATTCTGCCAGGTTATTATACTTGATAAAGTGTTCCAAGCCTCTGAAGCATTGACCTCTGACCAGTTCTGGAATACAGCTGAGAATTCAATTGGGCTCAAATTGATTGTTAAAAATAACTCATTGAAAGATGTGCTCCAGTTCCATCCTTCTACATACCCTTCAAAATAGCCTCCAGTGGCGATCTGAGAAGGTAAATCTGTGATCCTAATAGGCTGACCTATGAAGATGCCTAGAAGGGCATCTCGGTCTGCATCGTCTAATTCTGGGTTCGTAATTGGAAAAGTAATGCTATCAAAATTTGGCTTGGGAAATGCACGAAGTGAAATATATCGATTGGCAACATTTTGGGCATCTGTTGGATCATGAATAGTTGAATTAATCGTTTCGGCTTTGTAGCCATAAGTGCCAATCGAAACGCTATCAATAGCAACCTTCTGAGATCCATAGTTGTTTCCGTAATTGATTGATATTGAATTGCGAACATCACCAATTTGGGTCTTTGTGGCTAATCCTGAACCGATGGCAGTATTGGCTGAGATTTCAGTAAAGCCATTTGTGGCTGCATAATTCTGACGATGTGAAGCATCTGCATAACCGATATTGCCTCGAGAATCCTCATATAAATATCCAAAGCCAGAATTGGCTATTTGCGAAGCAATGTTATAAATGGTGTCTTCGCTGGATGTTCTGTTTTCCATTGTGTATTGACCAGGAGTATCAATCTCACCTAGTCCAAGATTTGCAGCTGTCGCCCAAGTTTCGATATTTGAGTAAGTTGCCCAAGTATCAGATGCAGACAAACCATTCCAGTTATTCAATAGATATTGGCTTAATAATGAATAAATTTGAGTTCCATCTTTTGCTTGAGATAAAACTCCTGTTGTAATAATTTTGGGTAATTTAGCCAATGCACCAAGTGCAATAATTGAATAAGCAAGAACTCTACCGACTGATCCAGTAGCTCCCACTGAAACTGTAATATCAGTTATATTGCCACCAAAAATTGGAACATAAGTTCCAGCACTGTTTTTTACCTGAAGCAATAAACCATCGTTTACTTCAATGTCGTAAGTTTCATCATTTGGAGCAATTAAATTTATTTCGATATAACCTGGATTTGGCTGCTGATAAATATCAGTTCTGCCCGATTCATGCGATATATCTGATATAGCCACATTGGTGTAATTAACGCCATTTATGGTCAATTTCCAAGATGGATTAAATAAGGTCATTAATCGCCTCGAACGCTTTTACCGCTTAATGCTGGCACTGATCGAGCAGAGGATGCTGCTAAAACCTTTGCAACTGTTCTCGAAGCACCTTCAGCATCGACAGCCTTAACAGTAATGTTATTTACTGTTGTCCCAGCTCTAGCAGCTGCTGCTGCCAATTGAGCATCGGTTGCGCTGGAAGCATTTGCTGAAGCCGTAGCGGTTGCGCTGGAAGCAGTTGAAATTGCAGATCCTCCACCAATAGTCGGAACATTTGGTAATAAAGGAATGGAGTTGTAAGCATTGATAACAGCGTTTATTGCTGCCACTGCGCCTTTTACCGCATTCTCAACTGCATTAACGACACCAGCAACAATATTTATAATGCCACCGGCAATAACTCCGATAACCTTTAATGCTCCACCTAAGCCATCAACCAAAATGGGGATTAAATAGGTTGAAATAAAATTACCAAGATCCTGGAATGTTTCTTTATTATCTATAATTGCTTTTTTAATAGGATCAAAATATGAAGCAAATTTGCTCAATGCTGGAACTACTTGATTGACCACAATGTCAACCAATTTTTCAATGTATGGAAGCAACGCATTTCCAATGCTCTCTTTGCCTTCATCAACTGCTTGCTTTAATCGATCTAATCTACCTTGAAAAGTTTCTGCATTTCGGGCAGCTGCGCCGCCATAAAGTTGAGATAATTTTTCTGTTGTTTGGGTAAAATTCATGGTTTTCAGATCAGCGGCTGATAAACCAATTCCTAACCTGGCTAACTTTGTATCTTGCCCTTCATATGCTTTTGCAAGGGCTTCTGAAACTTCACTTAAATCCTTACCAGTTCCCTTCGATACATCTAGGGCTAAGGTTAATAATTGCTGAGCCTTTGTTGTGTCTTTTGTTGAAACTGCCAATCTCTGCATTGCGCCACGAAGATCTGTATCGGATACGCCCGCTGCTAATTGGGTCTTGCTTATGAAATCCTCAGTTGCCTTAATTTGGGCATCTGTTGCTCCTGTGGCAGACTTTAATGCGCTCGCTAATCTTAACTGTGCTTGCTCATCTTCGATGGCTGCTTTAACCCCATCAATGCCTATTTTGACGGCATAACCAGCAGCAGCAACAGCTGCAACCGCAAAAGCTGCACCAGCTGCTTTACCAAATTTTTCAATGTTGGATGCGGATTGATTTACATCATTATCAGCATCGTTTAATTTCTTTTTAAGATCATCAACATCAGCAAGGATGGATAACTTAAGCGTGCGATTACCGGTTGCCATTATGCCCATTCCTTAAGAATTCGATCAAAGGCTGATTCCCATTTTTCAATCAATTGAGGCTGAATTCTGCGAAGGGTTGGATATATGAACCAGCCTCGACTACCTCGACCTTGCCGTCCACTATATGCAGGAAACTGTTTGAATTTATTAGAACCAAACTCAAGACCACCCCATAAGGTTTGTGTTGTAGCACCACCTGAAAACTTCTGTCGTGCAAAGCCGTATGAGAATTCACCGATCTTGCTCGACTTCGAGATACTAACTCCATCCGCAACTCTCTGAACTGCTTTGCCTGATTTTGTTCTGCTTGAAGCAGTCGCTTTAATTTCTTCAGATGCAAAATACGCCAGAGCAGCAGATTGAGTTCTTGCTTCCTCTGTTGCCTGTTCATCCATCGCCTTAAATGCTTTTAATATATCTCGGATATCGGAGCGATCATAGGCAATCTTAACATCACTCAATTTCGCTCCTTTAATATCTCGATCGCAGTTAATAAATCTTCTGCGCTTGTCCATTCACTCATTGGAATTCGAGTAGCAATTGCTACCTGAACTAATAAGCGACTTACACTTCCTTCTGGATGGCTTTTGGGTCGCCATCATCACCGACAATTACATCAGCCACTGATTCCATCCAGGCTTCAAATGATTTGACGGGTTTACCAGCAGATTCCCGTTTAAGGGAATTATAAGCAAGAAACATAAGATCCCAAATGCCCATCTTGTCTTTTGCTTGTCCAATGGTATTTCCTGTCTGTTTTTCCCATTTAGCCCACTCAGGAGGTTGGGCAATATAAGTTGCTTGCTCTCCTGAGTTATATTCAATTGTAATTGGCAGTTTCATTTTCGCTCCCGTTTCGTTTTATTAGCTAACTGTTAAAGTTGGCTTTGCTGTGCATTGCAATGTGAATGAAACTTGTTGTGCATCTTTTCCATTTCCATTTGGATTAGGGAAATTTGGATAAAGGTTGCCAGTAAATACTGCGCCTGATGCAGCTGTAAATGAATAAGCCAATGCAGTATCTGGTGCGCTTGATGCCGCTGCCCATAACAATTCGCAAACTGAATATGTGCCTCCTGCGCCTGATGCACCCCAATCAGCAAGGATTGTTAGATCCATTGTTGCCGCTGAATCGATTGATTTGTAAACACGACCATCAAGAGTTTCATATGCTTGACGATCTAAAGTTGTATTTAATGCAACTGATATTGCTTGAGCATCATAGGACTTACTATCAATAGTAAGAGCCAAATCACGCCCTGTGATAACTGTGGTTGCCACTTGATCTCCTTTAGTTTTGGTTGTAGTAAGTCGAAACCCTAATATCTGCAATAAGCAGAGTTGATGCTCCTACTTGACTGACTGTTGGTCTTTCGACTGAACTGATTTCATACCCTGATGGAATTACTGCCAGAACGCTCATAATTAGTTGCTCTATATTGTCCAGGCTTGCTGGATTGCTGTTATAGGCAACTGCCACTGTAATGGTCATATTAATTTTTGCTTTAATGACCGATTTATTAATCAAATCAAATTCTAGATAAGGTGAATCTGGAACGCAGACAACTGCTGGAGGTATTACGCTCTCTGGAACAAAACTATAAACATTGCCAGCAACTGTCGATAGTGCATTGGCAAGAGGTTGTCTAACAGCTGAAAGAATAGTTGAAGATGGCATTATTGAGCCATGCTTTCAACATCTATGTATGCGCCTAATAATCCTACGCATCTATTGAAAAGCGACCTGCCCATTCTGAAAGGAGTTGCAGTAAAATCAACGCCTTCGATCTGACCTCCTCCTGCGAGGCGAGATTGAAATACTTCTAAAGATACTGCGAATACCGCTGATCGGACTGGTTGAACTCCAACATAAGTTGAAGCAGCTGAAAGGGTTGCTGTTCCTGATGGAATGATATTTGCGCTTTTAACATCTGCGTTTGTGATGGCGCATGAAAATGTATATTGTCCAAGATGATCTGCCAAGATTGTGCGTGTGCCATTGTAAGGAGTTCCACATCCTGCGATAACAACTGATTGACCTTCTGTAAACTCATGAATTCCAAGTGTTGTAAAAATTGCAACATTGGATGTTAATTCTGCCTCTTGAATTGGGCTCTTAAATGAAACCAGCATTGGAAGTATCACACCTTCTGCGGTATCAATTATTTCATTCAAATAACTGTCTGAAAATAAAGAAGAAGATACGCCAAGCACACTTCTCAACTCTGTGGCTGAAATAATACTAGGCATATCTTCCTCTCTAAACTCCCATTAATAGCTGCCTACCAGCGGGAGCACCAGTAGGCATTAAGGGCTATTACGCCTTGTTCCAACGACGAATACCGCCAGCAACCTTTGTTGCAATTGCGTAGTATCCGTAAACAGCTACTTGTAAGCGACCATTAGCGAACGCTTGAACTTGTAGTGTTGTCTTTGGTGCTTCGTAGAATGTGATTGCATCTGGATTTACCAAAAGCATTGTGTCGTCTGCAGTTCCTGAACCAATGAATGGATCAACATATAGGTTTGTTCCTAATACTGAACCAACTACTGATGAAGGTGATGCAATACCTGAATTATTAACAGGATTTGCAGCAGCGTAAATTGGACGCTTAGTTGTATCTTGCGCAGCAAGAAGAACTGACCACCATGATGAGTTTGTAATCAGGTTGGTTGCAAATCCACCAGTTGCAGCGTAAGCAGCAGCTGCTTCTGTTGCGATGAATGATTGAAGTCCATCAGCATCAGCTGAAGCAGTTGCAGCAACTGTTCCATCCGTAAACATCTTTGTAAATAATGCAGTATCAGTTGCCTTTGCATAAGCATTGTTTAATTGACGAATTAACTCGTCATAAAATACTGGTGAAGATCTATCAATTAATTCCCAAGATATATTTTGTAATCCAGCGGCTTTTTTTACATCCACTGTAATATACCCAGAAGCCATCTCAGTTCCGCCAAGTGCTTCGCCTTCAGTTGAATCTGAATCGATTGTTGGAGCAGTTGTTAGTTTAGGAATTGTAAAAGACATTCCTGAAGATGGTAGAACACCACGAGAAACTGCATCAACTGATGGGCGGTTGCCGATAGTTGTTGTAATGAACTCGTTCATGTGTTGTGGAAGTGTTAGACCTGTGTTTGTTGTTGTGTCGTCTGCGAACTTAACATAAGTGCGAGATTCATCATTGCCCATTGCAGCTTTGATTGAGTGCTCTAAGTAAGAACCAGCAGAAACGATTGGTGAGCGTGGCTTTGCGTAAGCAACTGGTTGATTTGCTACTACTGCCACAGGCTCAGACTTTGCAGCTTCTACCGCTTCGGTGGCGATAGGAGCATCTGAAGTATTCTCAGACAATTTGTCCTCCTGTGTTGTTATTTCCTCAGCGGTTGCTTCGGAATTCTCTGGTGTTGATTCGGTCGCAATTACAGATTCGACCCTTGCTGATGCGATTGCGGGATCAGATACCAAACTGACCTCAGCCAATGAACTTTTTGAAATTACCATTGCGCCATCTTTGTTATCCCAAGCATCAACCATTACGCCAACTGAAAAACCATCACGAAGTCCAGTTGCAGCCTCTTCTAAAGCATCATCAGCAGCAAATGTCTTTGCTAATTTGAATGTGCCTTCTAAACCTGTATCGGTTGCAGTGATATCAATTAACTTGCCCAATGGACGAGTTTTATCATGCTCTAAAAGTAATTTAACTGGCTTCGAAAAATCGATACTGTCTTTTGCAAACACTGTTGCTCCAGCACTAGTGTTTCCTCGCTCATTCCAGCCAACAATTCGACCAGATATGGTTCGCTTGTTTGTATCGGCTGCGGTTATCGTAATTGGGAAATTAATCTTCATTTGATTAAGTCCTCCTCCTCTTTAATTTGCTCGATACTCATTGCACCGATGCGATTAAGAATTTCATAAACTTGTGCTCTTTGTAGGGCATCTCCACGCAAGAAGTCATCAACGCTGAAACGAATTTCAGTTCCATAAGGAGTGAAGTCCGGCATTGTTAGACGTTGTTCAATTGCAGTTAAAATTGGACGAAGAGAGAAATCAATAAGAGATTTTCTCTCTGAAACAGAATTGGAATAAGTCATGCTGGTAGTTTCAGCTGAAATAAAATAAGCAGGAATGCCAGTGGCTCTAGCCAATTCCAAAGCAACATATTGACGAGCCTCATTTAATTGTAATTTTGCTGGATCAAATCCAAGAGCCTGTAATTCAACATCGGCATTTAGAAATGCAGTCGCTCGAGTTGATCTTGATGTTTTCCATGATTCTAATAATTTTGAAATACGCTCTGGAGTTAAATTTGTGCCATTTGATTTGAGAACCATTGTTGGAACTGGCTCTTTTGCATAAAGTTCAGCGGCTTTTTCCAATTCAAGAGCTGCACGAATTGTGCGACCTGCTCTTTGTAAAACACCTTCATCTAAACCATCAAATCGAATTAAAGATCCAACTCCTGATGATGGGGTCATAACTCCATCTAATTCATATCCTACAATTTCAGTTGAATTATTATTTAATCTTGTAATAACTCTGTTTGGTGCAATTCGTGTCCATTGACGAATTCTTGCTCCATCAGAAACAGAATAAGCATCCAGAACAAGTCCGTAGCCGACTCCGTAGAACAAAATGTCTTCTGCTAGCCAGCCGTAAACCGCTGACCCTGTAATGCGTGCATCTGGTTGCCAAATTGATTGAGTTGGCTCAACATGAGCACCTGTAAATTTGTTATAGCCTTCTAATGGCAATGATCCAATGGTTGAACAAATTATGTTTCTTGCTCGAGCCAATGCCGGAACGGACATTGCCATTTCTCGGGTTGCAGTTTGATTAGAAAAGTAAACGCCACCTAATGCTTGTTGAATGTTGTATGGTGCATTTGCAGCAGCTACATCAACTTCATTTGCAGTTGGCTTTGTAGTTATAAAACGATCGAATAGTCCCATTGGCGTATATTATACCTTATGTCCGATTTATCCGATTTGTATATCTACCTCAGTTTCTGGTTGTGTCGCAAAGTATGAAACAAGGGCAGTTGCAACACCTGCGCAAACTGCAACTCTTGAAGCCCTTCTGCCAATGATCCAAGATCCATCGCCATACGGCAATCTTGCAGCCGATAATACTTGTTGTGTTAATTCTTCCTGATTGCCATGCTGTAAACGATGACTGTTGATTGCTCCAAGCCATCTATCGCAACTTTCGCTATAAATTGCACCATCCATGTCGGTTGTTTGGATTCCTGCTTGGGTCAAGCGAGTAGCAACGGCAGCAGCTGTCCGTTTTGAATAGGCAATGGTTTCCACCTGGTATTTTCTAAAATATGGAGCAACATCATTGGCAACCGCTAAATCATTAAGCGAATAATCATTTGACCAGGTATGAAGCAATTGCACATAAAATCTTTCACCGCTTAATCTTTGTGCAGCAACTAAAGCACCAAATTTTCTATCTGGCGATAAATCAAGCCCAAGCCACATTGGTTTTTCTGGATCTAGTGGAATTGGATCTATTGCACATGCTTGCCATTTTTGTGCATCTACCACTGAGTTTATCGTGTCCACCCATTGGCACAATACCTCCGTTCGGACTATATCTGGAGGATCATTGATAACTGCTTTTAGATTATCTGGATGAATTGTAATTCCTAAAGATGGGTTGGCTTGAGCGAACGCTTCCCAGTTCGGCTCACCAGACGGAAGAGTGATAGGAGCATTGGGTTCTGCGCTCCATTCAAACCAACCAATATCATCATCAGCACCTCCAGCAGCTGCTAAGGCTCTGGATCTTAAAGAGTTCAAAACGATTGAATGCTGATCTCCAGCATTTGAATAAATCCAAGTTTGCGGATTTTTTGCAGCCATCATTGTATATCGCATCGATGACCAAGCATCTTGATCTTTATATTCTCTCAACTCATCAAGGTGAATCGTTTCTGGTTTTGAGATACCACGAGATGCGTTGTTTGATGCTTTAATAACAATTCTTCGATTGCCTTTAAGTTCTAATTCTTCTGCACCATGTTGCCATCTGATTTTCTTAACCTCTGAAACCAATTTATCATTTTCTTCAATTAGTCCAATAATCTGGCGAAATGTTTCAAGTGATGTAGTAAGCCTATGAGCTGATGCAAGTTGTAATCCTTCACCCCAAACAAATGCTCCAGTCAGCATTCTGAGCATCATAAATGTGCTCTTTCCATTTTGGCGTGAAATTAAAAGTCCGCACTCTGAGTGATGCCATCTTCCATCTGGTTTTACTTTATGTCCATGAATAGCCACGAACTTTTGCCATTCCATAAGAGGGATACCGATTTCAGCTGCAAAGTCGATCATTTCTTGACCTTTAGACGGCAGATCATTCAATTTTGAGTGAATTCGTGGAGTTGCCACACCTCCTATTGTCGATTGAGGCAGATTCGAAAGGATATCGCCAGGTATAGGCTTATTCATCAAGGATTAAACGGATCGTGCCCGATTGAGGTGTTTTGTCGGTTAGAAAGATCGAT